CTTCGGCAACTTCTGTAAAAGAAAATATGAAAGGTTCGCCTACAAAACGCATAGAAATTATTCCTACGTCTGTCCAAATAAGTATTTCTTGTCTAGTTCTTAATGCACCTACAATAGTTGAGCCTTGCGATAATTGAACACCTCCAGCTTGATTCGTGGCAGTTGGAGTCCAATCTATTGCACTTTCTCTATCTGAAAACCTAACAAGTAAAGGATCAATATTAGAAGAACCTATAGGATTTGCTCCAAAAGCTATAACGTGTTTATCAACATCAGATGTCATAACTTGTAAACAAGCTGTTGGAACATCACTTGCACCACTTTCAGATGATAAAGCTACAGCTCGTGTTGTTAAACCATCAGACTTATCCCAAAAATAAAGACTACCTGCTCTAGGATTTACAATAGTATCATCACCAAAATTATCTAAAGACCATAATCTTAGTTGTCCATTTGCAGATATATCAGAAGATGAACCAAAAGTACCAGCACCCCAAGTTCCTGCTCCCCAACCAGTTGATCTTACATATACATCTAGTCCAGTATTTAATTGATAAGCAGCATCTGCTGCTGAACCACCATTTCCACTATCACTACTATTAGCAGTTACTGATACTGTAAAAGTAAAAGTATCATCAGTAGCAACTCCAGTTATTTGATGTTCAGCATTAAGAATAGCAGCAGTTACAACACCGCCTAAAGATACCGCACCACTTATTGTTACAAAATCACCTTCTACGCAACCATGATCATCATCAGTAGCAGTTATAGTTGTTGAACCATCAGTAGCTGAAAAAACAATACCATTAGTTGTAGTTGCTCTTATAGGAGTTATATCGTTATAAACATTACCACTTAAATTATAAAGTTTTTGATGAGTGCCTAAAATAACGTAACTTTCTCCTCCTGCTGTTTTGTAAGTAAATAATTTTCTACAAGTTCCTATGAATGTTGGAATTGCAAATTTATTCCAACCACCTATTCTTTCTGGCTTACCTTTACGAAATCTTACTTTATCAGCATCAAACCAACCACCTTCATTACTGTAGTTAGTACCTTCTTTATTTATTCCTGGTTTAAAAACATACTTAGCTAATGGCATATTAAACCTCAATCCATTCTTTTCCTTCAAACATAAGAGACTCTGCTTCTCTTCTTCTTATTAAACCTGTCAAAGTTTCTCCGCCTGCTTTATTCCATCTTCTTATTTGACTAGGTATAAGATGATAATCTCCTGCATTAAGAAGTTTTAGTAATGTAGATTTTTCTAAATTTGTTGGTCCAAGGTTATATACCCAAGCACATAAAGAATCAAATTGATTTTGTTCTAAAGGTACTTTAACCATATTATTAACATATTCTTCGTATTCAGTTATTTCTTCATTTAACATTTCGTTAGCTTCTTCTTGAGATATTTCCATGTTTTCAGTTACATTTTTAGTAATGCCATATCCAATAGTTAAAACATTTGCTGGACATCTATAAGCTTTTAATTCACATCCTTCAAATTTTTTAATTAAAGACAAGCCTTCTTGAGATATGTTCATTTTATTCTCCTTCAACTTTAGGTTTATAAGTAGTAACTTTTTTATAATAGACAACAACTTGTTTAAGTTCATTTATATATCGTTTTAATTCCTGCATGTTATAAGACATTAACTCGTAATCTGGTACAGACATAGCAAAAAAAACTACTTGCCCGTGTTCCTTTTCTACTCTTTGTAAAAACTCTTCTAAGTTTTTATCAGAAACTACATACCAATAGGGTTCTTTTAAATCTATTTCTCTAGGCATAATTGGTTGAGCAATCTGCCTTTCTAAAGGTTTAGTAACTATTTCTACACTTTGTTTACTTGGAAACAGGCTGCAACTGCAAGCCATCGTCAAGACTATCAATATTGCGACTAGCTTCTTCAATACTATTAAATACATTTTTTGTTCCCTTGTTTACTTTAGGTTCTAACAATCCAGGTTTAGCTGCTGCAAGTTTTGTTAAATTATGTCTTTTAAATATATCTAAATATCTAGTCATTTCAACTTCTATTGCTTGATTTTTGCTTTGTATTTCTAACAAACCTTCTGTTTGCAATTTGAAATCATTTTGCAAACTTTCTATTGCTAATTTTTGTTCTTGATCTCTTAATTCAAAAGCTTGGTTTAAAGCAGATAATCTTGAATTTTCACTCCAAAGAAAATAACCCGTTATACCCATAACCAGTATTACACCTATTAAAATTTTACTCATTTTTTATGCCCATGTATAAACTTGTAATGGTTTAGCTTTTCCCTTTACCTCTATTGGTTTTAATAATTGTAGCTTAAAATCAACATTTTTTGCAGTTTCTTCGCCTATTAATACTCCAACGCCTGCTATCTTCGTACTTGATTCTAATCTTGCTGCTACGTTGCATGGATCGCCAATAAGACTAAATGCAAATCTATCAGTAGCTCCAAAATTACCAGCAATACATACACCGCTATTAACACCAATACCTATAGCTATTTCAGAAATACCTTCTTTTTTGAATTTAATATTTAACTGGTCAATATTCTTTTCTATTTCTTGTGCAGCTTGTAAAGCTAATGTGTGATGATCTTTTTGTGGAATAATACTATTCCAATGGAACATACCCGCATCTCCAATAAATTTATCTGTTACGCCTTCAAATTTATTAACAGCTTGCACTTGTACATCTAATACAGCATTCATTATATAAGTCACCATTTCTGGTTCTACTGATTCTGATAGACTTGTAAAACCTCTAAGGTCAGTAAAAATAATAGAACAATCAACTCTTTTGCCGTTTACTTGGCATAACTCAGGGTTGTCTTGTAGTTTTTTAACCATGCGTGGATCAAGATACTTACCAAACTGTGCTTTAATTTGTTGTCTAAGTTTATATTGTTCTCTAAATCTTAAATAAAATGCAGTAGATGCAACGATAAACTGTGATATTAAAGCCCAAGTAACATCTATTAATAAACCTTTCTGTATTAAATAATAACCAGTTACTGTTGTTAATAAAAATAATAGACTGGTAAATAATATTCCTAAAGTTATTCCAAAAATATTTATTAAATACCAAGCCATAATGGTAGTTATGCTAAATATTAAAACTTCAAGTGCTAAACTCCAATCAGGAATATATGGACTATTTTCTATCAATATACTTTCAGCCAATGCAGCTTGTATAAAATGCGGTTCTAAATAACCTACAGGTGTACCTAGTTGAGGCATAATGCCTTTAGCAGTAAATCCTATAAAAACAAATTTATCTTTGACATTCATTTCTTGAAGGTCAGTTTGTGGAGTATTCACAAAACTTATCCACTTGCGACCTAATGAATCTACTGGTACTGGTGGTAAGCCTCTTACTCTTATTTCTTCAAGACCATTATCATTAGTTTTTATAACGTAGGTATCTGCTTCTGCTAATATCTTTAAAACTTCGGTTCCAAAAGCAGGAACCCATCCATCAGGAGTTCTTAATAATAATGGCAATCTTCTAACTAGTGAATCAATTTCAGGTCTTGCTACCGCTATACCTTGATTGGTACTTTTAGCTAATATAGGTATGTTTTGAGTTACCCCTGTAGCTAAAGTTCCGCCTACATCGTTTCCTAATATTACTGTGCCTGTGGTATTGGGATAAATCCCTTTGTTATTTTCAAACATAGCAAGAACACTTGGTATTCGTGCAAGGGAATCAGCAAACGCTTGATCTCCATTAACAGAAAGTCTGCCTTTATTAGGAAAGGTGACTACCCATCCAACACCTATTGCTCCTTTTTTTATTACCTGTGCGTTTATTTCAGAGAGCCTTTGTCTGGATAACGGATAACCACCCTCTCTATTTATATCATCATCTGTAATATTAAGTACAGTAAAATATCCTGAAGGTTGTTGTTTTGGTATTAAAGAGTCAAAAGTTTTTAACTTTAATATTTCATAAGGTTTAAATTCAAATAATATAGGTAAACTTAATACTAAAATTAAAGGCAATAAGCGTTTAATCATATTGAGTAATGGTAAGTGTCTTAGTGCAATTAGATACGCAGTTGTAGGTTGCTGTAAAAGACTTGTCGTTTGCTCCTGATTGCGTGACTCCTACGTTGTAGTTATCTCTATAAAAATTTAATCTAGCTGTATGATCTCCTGATCCTGATTGCGTTATAGAAGCTACGCCATTGTCTGCATCAGAGTACCAGAAGATATCTGCATCATGGTTGCCACTTCCAGATTGTGTGATAGTAGAAGAATTGTTGTCAGCATAATTGTAATTGTAGATGTACGCATTGTGTTGTCCTGTTCCTGATTGTGTAATCGTGGAGTCTGCGTCATCTCCAAAAGCGTACATTTTAGCGTACTTAGAATTTCCCGTTTGACTTATTGTATAAGTATTATCATCTCCTGCCATAAGTATTTCACCATGATTGGAGTTGCCGTTTTGCGTTATAATGCCTGTGTTGTCGTCTTTATCTAAATCCAAATAGCCATAATTATTATCGCCATTTTGTGTGATATTAAAAACATTGTCTGTGTGGTTAGACCATTGCGAATATGCTTTAGCGGTATTACCTGAACCTGTGGTATTTATATTTATAACTGCTCTTGTGCAAGTATGTGTGCTATACACTCCTCCACTAAGACCACAAAAAACAGTGGCATTGTTAGTGTAGCCAACTTGTTTAATGTTTATTTCAGTATTGCTTCCTTTGTGTTGAACAGACATTGCATTATTGCCTGCTACTAGAGGAAAGCTAATCAGACTGATTAATAATAATCGTACCATCACCTCCTCCGTTTACTGTTATATCTATAAACTTACCACCAGAAAGAATAGTTATGTTGTAAGCACTTGTTTTAGGTATGTTTAAATCTATAGTGTTTTCTACACTTCTAAAAAACGTCAACATTTCTCCATCTACAAAAGAATAAATTTGTGCTTTAGCATCATAGCCTGCAATTATTCCTTCTATCGTTACATCTCCAATCTTTGAAACTTCTTCTTCTCCTTCTATAAATGCTAATAAATCCAATAAAAAATCCACAGATAAAAGGTCTATTGAAAGTCTGTCCACAGCCAATTCATCTTCTTCTAATTCATCTTCATCAAAGTTCTCTTCTAAAAAATCCACATCTAAAACATTGCTAGATTTAGTGTTTTGATCTTCTACTGCATCTTGTATCTCGTCTGGTTGATTTATTATTAAAAGGTTATTAATCAATCCTAACGTCATATTTACCAAAGTTACTGGTCTAGTAGGGGGAGACTCAGAAACGCTTACCATAGTCGCTTGAAAGGGTTTATTTAGGACTTCCACCCCTGCTGAAGTCTCTACTGTTATTTCTCCTGAACTATTACCATCTGCATCTGGCAAAAGAATAATTAAACTGCGACCTATTTCATCTACTGTTGTTGTAAAGTCGGTTCCTAAAATTGAGATAGTGGCACTTGGTGTAGTTATGCTTACGTTTTGTTTATCAATTTTATTAAGTTTGCCAGTTATGAATCTAGCAGTACCGCTTGCCATTCTTAAAGCTAACTTTGATTTCTTTGGGTCAGGGTCATATATATATTCATCAACCACAATCTTAGAATGCTCAGTTAGTTTTAAAACTGAATCATCTAAAAACTTGAGAGCCATGCGACCATCTCCTGTTCTTACATCATCATTGCTGAATATACCTAATGACAATTCTGCCAATAGCTTATCTCCCCCTGTACTGCGTAAGACTTCTCCATTGCCACGCAGTTCTGATATTTCTCCTATTTCTGCATAAAGCGAACTAGATAATAAGGCTATTAACAGCCACTTGTGCATTGGTCTAGGTTAATTACTCCCGAAGTTGAGACCGCAGTTATTACTATAGTATCTGTTACACCAGAAGCATTTGTGGTTTGGTCAATGTCTATATTGTTACCATCACCAGTAATTGTTGCTGTTATGCTTTTGTCGTCAGTTCCTATCTGTGTTACATCAATGTCATTAGTGTTGCCATCAATATTCCAATTATTAATACACCCGATAACTTCACATCTGCTATTAATATTATTGGTATTACCTTGTATAACAAAGTCTTGATTACCGCCTGTAGCTGCTGAACTAGAACCTTGCAACCACGTTAGTACGTTTTCATTACCAGTAGCACTGTAATCAAAATCAGTTGAAGTCACTGCTCCTGTTCCACCTGCTGTAATAGTAGATGTATTAGAGTTACCTATTTGCCACATAGTCCATGAACTGGTGTTACCTTGAGCAATACTGGCTGCCAATGTATTAGTGTTACCTTGTTGTTTAAAATTACCATCTATAGAAGAACCTGCCATTGTTACTGCTGTACTAGATGTACCCACTTTGTTTGTTGCCCCAATTTGGTCAATTTGCAGAGTAAAATCTCCACCTCCTGATTGCGTCAGATATATGTCATTATTGCCTGCTGTTACAGACGCTACAAAACATATCAACAATATTTTTATTAGATTTTTCATTTTACCTCCTCGCTTAACTGCGAATAATTAAAATCCCATAATTGTTTATCTAAGCCTTCCATAACCAATGTATAGACTGCGGTTTCAATCGCTGCCCTTGTTGCATACCCTGTGGCTTCTGTTTGTGTATAACCTGTTTCTACTTCTACAAGTTCCGTACCTAACTCTGTAAATCTAAAAACATCTCTGCTTACACCTGCACTTAATATAGACTTGCTTACTGTTACATTTAATAAAACTTCGCTTGTCTGAACAAGAACTGCCCTAATGGACACAGTTATATCATCTTTGCGATATTGATTTGTATTCCCAACACCCAAATATCTTGCTCCATTTCCTCCAGTCATTATATCTGACTCGTAGGCTATGATGCCTCCTTCTAGTATTATGCCTGCATATAATAAAGGCTTTAATTTATTACTACCTTCTCCGTCATAAGTTTTTCTTGTGCTTTTAATAAGCTGACGTTCTTTAGTTATGTGATCTAAGCCGTTACGTTCTACAACTGTAAACCACTTTCCATTGCCTGCACTACTTAATGCTTCTATCAAATAACTATCTGCACCTTGCGTTACGGCAGTAGAAAATAATGCCATTCTGGTAGAGGGTTTTCTTTGACCTGTTAAATCTGCAAATTCGTAAACAGCCAAAACTGCTTTTTGATTAGGAGGCGGTAAGTCTAAAAGTTTTTGTAATGTAACCCTTTCTACTCTGGCATCTTCAGGGCAAGTAATACCTATAAGCCGACAGTCCTCTGATCTAGGCGGTGCAAAAGAAGCACAACCTACTAGACTAACCAATAAGGTTAAACTCCACAGTCGTCTGAAGTGCATACTCCAAATATCCCTATAGGGATTTTTACCTCTGTGATGTTACCATTTTCATCTATGACAGTAAGTGTGATGTACTCTCCATCATTAGAAAAACTAATACTATTGCCTTCTAAATCTATTGTTCCACCTGTTCCGCCATCTTCTGAAAATAACATGTCAGATATATCTCTGGAAAGATTGCTAAATATCCTTGATTGTAAATTATTTAAGAATTTATTAAGCGTACTATTATCTATTTCTCTTTGTATTTCTTCTAATTCTGACTGTATTCTTTCGGCTAGTTCATCTCTACGTTTTGTTTCTTGTTCGTCTATTGTTAAGTAATGAGCAGAAGCACCGATACCATTAAAACTAGGGTTTTTAAATTCGTGTATTATTGGAGAAGCGTTTACGTTGACTGCGACAACACTTAAAACAAATACTATAGCAATAATTACTATTGTTTCAGATTTTTTGTACATTAATCTTTCCTTTGATCATCTCTATCAGCTTTAGCAATTTTGTCTATATTAATAAGGTTAGGTACTCCTAATATAGTTTTAATCATAGTGTCTTGTCGGATAATTTCATTATCTAAACTACGCACTCTATCTATTAAAGCTACTAAAATTCCATGCTGTGAATCTAACTTACCGCCTAATCTTTCTTCCATTGCTGCTATTTGCACTGCAACTTTTTCATCTAAAACATCTAGTTTAGTTTCCATGCCATCAATAATTCGGTTAATAAGTTTCCAAATAAAGAACCCTAAACCAAGTGCTGCTGCTATTGGGAATCCAACTTCATTAATAAATTGGACTGCGTTTTCCATTATTTACCTATTTTTTTCTGAGCTTTATTATGTGCTTTAGTGAAAGACTTACCATTTTTCATTTCTTTTTTCATCATATCCATATGTTTTTTAGAATGATGTTCAGAATGTTTTTTTAAAGTAATTTTTTGTTTTCTATTAAGTTTCATATATTTAATCTTTAGGTACAAACAAATTTAATTCAATTAATCTTGTTCTGTTAGCATTATGTACTGCTTCTATAGCTTCTTTGCTTTGTCCAAAGTAAGCTGCTGCATGATAATTATCTATCATTAACTGGTTAATATTTATTCCATCAACAATTATATTACCTAAAACTCTGCCAAATTTACCTCTGGAATCTTTTAATTTAGTTTGTATGACTACTTTTTCACCAGTATCTATTGCATTTTTTAAGAAAGCCCCAGCCATCTTTCCTCTAGCCTTCTCATCCAAATTACGAGTGCGTGACTCGGGAGTATCAATGCCATATAAACGAACACGAGACTTATACATAATGTCAAAACCAAGGTTAAGAACGACATCCACAGTATCGCCATCAACAACTCTTTCAACTTTACAAGCATATTCATACATAATTATTTCTTTTTATTTTTTTTAAAACCTGATTGCATATTTTTATATGCTTTAGGAGATATTGTAGATTTACTTTTAGGTCTACTTATGCCTTTTTTCTTTCTCGCATTTATGTTTTCGTACAGTCCTTTTTTTTTCATGTTATTAATTCTGCTGCTATTATTGATCCAACTATAAAAGGATACACACCCCATAGCATTAATTCTAATTTATCAAATCTTTTTGAACCTGCTTCTAATCTAGCATCAATACTTTTATATAAAAGTTTACATTCTTTTTCATGTACTTCTATAGCATTAAGAGCATCTTTTGCTGTTGCCATTATTTTTTAACAGATTTTTTTATAGGAGCACTTTCTTTAGCTTTACCTATATTAATAGCTAATATATCAATAAACTTATAAAGTTTGCCAATCCAAGCATCGTCTTTTGGTGTTGGAGTAGAAGCTGCTATTAAACTAGCTACTGTTACTATCATTGTTATGTACGTTACTGCGCTTACAATCATTTCCATTTAATTTACCTCTTTGGTTTCTTCTTCTAAAACTTCTTCAGCGACTTCTTTAGAAGCCTCAACAAAAGCATTTTGAAATACTGACATACTGGCAGCTACTTGGTCTAATTGAAATTTAAGACTGGCTTCTTTGTTTTTCAAATCCAGTAATTGCGAGTGTAAGTATCTTTGTTCGTCAGACAGTTCAGATACTTTTATTTCTTCATCGTCTATAAAGACTACGGCTTCTTCGGTCATATTATCTCCTTAGTTTGCTGCTATGTAATCTGTACCAGTTGTAACGGCTGCAACGTGCGTAGTTTTTTTACTACCTGCTGCTCCTTTTACATCTGGGGTATCGTCACTTGCATCTACAGGTTCATAAAGCAAGATAGTTGAAAGGTGGTCAACATTACGTTGTACCGTTTCATTTATATCTGCTTGAGACATAGTTGTGTCTGCTTCTGCGGAACCACCAACATAAGTCGATTTTTTGCCATTAGTATTAATGTCATTTATCAAGGTTACGCTATCGGTTCCTGCTGCTAGGCATTCTGTTACTGTTTGTGCCATTTTTTACTCCTTATTATTAAGTTTATCTTCTAATTCTTCCACCTTCGCGGAAAGTTCTTGTACGGCTTTAACCAACATTGGTAAAAGATTGCTGTACGCCGCTTCTAGTCTTTCTGGATTTTCATTTATTACTAATCTATGTTGTTCATTATTACCAAGTTTTAAAAGGTCTTGTGCAATAAATCCATTATTTGTTTGACCATCTTTAATGTTGCCATTCCTTGATTCCCATTTAAACTGAACTGGTCTAGTTTGATTAATAAAATCTAATCCGTATGGTAAATCTATTATTTCTGTTTTATCTCTTTCATCGGATAACGCAGAAATTGTTTGGGTATTACAACGCAAAGTATCTACATTATTATCTCCAATAATAGCTTCATTACTAACTGTTGCCGATGATGCAATAGCTTCTCGACCCAGACCAATGTTCAAACTTCCTGTTGTTGTTGTGTATAAAGCATTGTCACCAATCGCTGAATTATAACTACCTGTTGTACAGGCTTTTAAAGCTAGATTACCAACGGCTACGTTTTGAATACCCGTGGTGTTTAATAATAAAGCCTTATGACCGATTGCTGTGTTTGAACCTCCTGTTGTAGCTGTGTATAAACTACGATAACCCATTGAAACATTATAGTCTGTGGTAGTTGCTGCACCTTGAGACTGCCCACCCACTGCAATGTTGTAAGAGCCAGTTGTAAGAGCATCCATAGTCTCCATTCCTACAGCCACATTATGACCATCAGAAGAACCTGATGCTCCGTATGCTCCTAAAGCAGACTTTCCTACGGCTGTGTTACTATTAAACGCCACGTTTGCGTCTAAAGCTTGCATACCCACTGCGGTGTTACTTGCCCCTGTGGTGTTTGCTCCAAGAGAACTCTCTCCAACTGCCGTGTTGTTGTCTGCGGTTGTGTTAGCATCTAAAGCACCAGAACCCACAGCAGTATTGCTTGCACCTGTGGTATTAGCACCTAATGCTACTTGACCAACAGCCGTATTGCCTGCAGCCGTAGTATTAGCGTCTAAAGCTGCGTAACCGACTGCCGTATTACTTCCACCTGTGGTGTTTCCTGCTAAAGCACTTGAGCCAACCGCTGTGTTGCTAGCACCTGTGGTGTTTGCTGCTAAAGCCTCTCTACCAAAAGCAGAGTTAAAATCTGCGGTAGTATTTGCTCCTAAAGCATTTATACCTACAGCAGTAAGTGCACCACCCGTAGTATTTGCATCGGCAGCGTTCGCTCCGACTGCAACATTATTTGTGCCTGTGGTGTTTGCTGCTAAAGCAGAATAACCAAGTCCTGTGTTGTTAGAAGCTGTAGTATTAGAACCTAATGCACCATAACCTAGACTACTATTATATGCTCCTGTAGTAGTTGCATCTCCTGCTGCTCCACCAATAAATGTGTTTTGTACACCTGTTGTTATTGCAGCACCTGCATTGCTTCCAAATAGTGTTGCCCAAGTAGCAGTAGTTACTGCTGCTCCTGCACTTTTACCAACAGCAGTATTTTCTGTTCCTGTGGTGTTTGCTACTAAAGCACTTTTACCAACTGCTGTGTTGTTATCGGCTGTAGTATTAGCGTACAAAGCACTCTCGCCTACGGCTGTGTTGTTACTTCCTGTGGTGTTTAGACCTAGAGCATCCTGACCAAGGGCGGCATTTAATGTTCCTGTAGTGTTTGTAGTTAAAGCAGTCTTACCGACTGCAGCATTACCTGCTCCTGTGGTGTTTGCTGCTAAAGCACTTGTTCCTACTCCTGTGTTGTTAGATGCTGTAGTTGTGTTTTGTAAGGCACTTGCTCCAACAGCAACATTACTCCCACCTGTGGTGCTTTCAAATAAAGAAGAGTACCCTAAAGCTGTATTAAAACTTCCTGTTGTATGGTCAAGCATTGCATCTTTACCAAGTGCTACGTTACCTGCTCCTGTGGTGTTTGCTGTTAGAGCAGACATACCAACTGCCGTATTGTTATCTGCTGTTGTGTTTGCTGTTAAAGCACTTTTTCCTACAGCAACATTATTATCACCCGTTGTGTTCCCATCCATAGATGCGTAACCTACAGAAGTATTATCAACTCCTGTAGTTGTAGTATCTAAAGCATATCCCCCTACAGCAGTATTTCTTGTTCCTGTGGTGTTTGCTGTTAGAGCCTGATAACCAACAGCAGTGTTGTTTGAAGCTGTGGTATTTACTTCTAAAGCCTCATATCCAACGGCTACATTAGATGTGCCTGTTGTGTTTATTAGCATAGTACGCGCACCCACTGCCACGTTCTTATCTGCTGTGGTGTTTGCTGATAAAGCACCGTCTCCTAGTGCTGTGTTCTCGTCTCCTGTTGTATTTGCATCAAGAGAATTAACACCCACCGCCACATTATTTCCTCCTGTGGTATTTGCTCCCATAGCACTTGTACCTACAGCAACATTTGTTGCACCTGTAGTGTTTGCATCT